GCTTTACGTAAAGACATTATACAATATCTTAACGCAGAAATTAAGTCATCATTCATAGGTACGATCTTGCCGTCTTTTCTATGGTGCATCCTTAACTCCTCCAGCAGTTTATTCTGATTTTTAAAGATTTTCAATCTTTTTGTCTGCATCCTTACTAACATTTCCATTATACCTGCTTCTACTGAATTACCCCCAGTACCTTCTCTTAAACCTTGTTGGGGTGGATTAGTAAACCATTCAGGACACATATTCACACCTTCCTTCTTATACTGCTCGGTTAAATTCTTACCCGATCCTTTATCGGCCTGTCTGCCGTCTTGTGGCCAAATAACTGGAATCCATTTACCCCTAGCTTTAATTGCTGATGAATGAACAGGTACTGTTTCTTGACGTATAGAATAGCTATCATAAACATAAACTGTATCCACATCCCGATCCCAAGCAACCCATACACAAGCTGTAGGGTGATCCCAGCCAAAATCTATTCCACATAATCTAGGCCAATGACTAGGTATATCCATAGGATCAGTTAATATTTCTTCTTCTACAATCGGAAAAACCAACCCCGATCCTAATTGGGGTATTCCTTTTTCTCTCATCTTTCTTTCGTGGGGTGGTAGTGCTTGTAAGACTTGTTCTCTAATTGCTTTTGTCATATGGGGAGCATCATCCCAAGTCGCTTGTATTAATGCTTGTCCATTTTTTAAATCATTTACAAATTGTGCTACTGTTTGTGTCATTCCTTGTTCGGGTGTAAACGTCATATAAACAATCCCACCTTTATCGGCTGTTCTTGTTAATGCTTGTGTATAAATTCCTGTAGGTGGTTCTTCATCCAACCATATGACATCTACGGATTCTCCCATCCATTTCTCTTTACCCATTTCATATGCTTTAAATCCTATTCGTGAATATCCACCTGTAACGTGCTTAACGACTAATGAGTTAATCGCATTAGGTACACCTGCCTTCCTTACAGTATCACCAATATATTTTAAAGGTACTGTACCTGTACCTTTAGCTGATGGATCATCTGGTTGGCCGACAAGTTCTTTTTGGCAAACATCCCTAGTTGTTTCATTTGAAACACCCCCTGCCCAAGCTCTCACAGGCTTGTCAAAGCGTTTACCAGCCCACCACGTTGGGTATTTTCCCGTCACATGGTATGCCATTTCCATAGCCCCGCAAAAGGACTTGCCGACACGATTACCAGCCATTAACAATCTTTGTGCTGCTAATGTATTATGAAACTTCTTTTGATACTCATACGGCACATACTCCGCCATAATATTCGTAACTTTGCGTCTTTCCAATTCCTTTGCGATCTTTACTGCTTTTTCTAATTCATCCATCTATTTTATAAAAGGTATACTTGCACGTTAGTTCTTCTCCTTCTTTAACATCTTCAATAACAATTAAATTCCATTTTGTATAATCAAATTTCAGTTTAGGATCATCTTCATTAGTAAAACGAAGTACAACTTTAATACAATTAGGATTATTTGAATGATTAATAAACCCTCCAAGGGGAGTTCTAAAAATTTTGTCATTCAGTTTTAGATGGCTCATACCAAGATTAGTTCCTCTCATAATAAATTTTTTGGCAAATAACCCTAGGCCATTAATACCAGAACTTTTAATCGTTAATGAATTGGGCAAAGGTTTATACATCTTTTCAATCTATCCACCCTATAACTCTCATTATCAGATATAAGGTTATGAATATAAACATAGCCATTATTGCTATCTCATAAGGAAAATTAGACATTCTTTCCTATACTGATAATAACCGTAAGGATAACTATTAAAATACTCCACATTATCCACATATCATTAGCAATAAATATAAAGTTCATTACATCTATAACATCTGTCCATATCATTTATACTTTTTTCAATTTATTATAATCATCTTCGTTTCTAATAATAGGTTCTTTCCATTTCTTATATCCTTTTATCCATTCATTAGGATCACGCCTTGCAAAGCGTTTATTCCAAGCCCAACAGCTTATTCTGCCGCCATATCTTTCTAGTAAACTATATATGTAATCCATCATTGTAACCAATTATATACTGCCCTTAATGCTAATACAAAGTACATCAACTCCATAAGAGTTCGGGGAATATCCTTATCCTTCATTCCTATATATACCCAAAACCCACAAGATATACTAGCAAAACTCCATCCTATCACCTGTGCTACGCTATTATAGAACCACCTAGCATCTGACAAGATAAAGATACTTGCCATAGCTATAGCAAAACCCCACCAGCGATTTTTAGCTACGTGATAGTATCTGATTTTCATTAAGCCATTATACCAAAAAATACAGGTGTTGAACCTATTAACATAAGTTAATATTAATAATTACCCCTCGCTGTGGGAAGTAATCCCTAATATAGAAGAAAGTCTGCGACTTTGGGGGGGTGGGGGTCTTTTTTTTGATCTTTTCTTTTTTTCTTCGTGGCTTGTAGCGTGGGCGTGTCTTTAAATCTATAAGGGTCAACAATTCCATAGAACTAGAACACATCAACACATTAAAGGGGTTGCCTTGCCCTTGCCTTGCCTTGCCTCCAAGTGTGTATGTGTGTGCGTGTTAAGGCTTTATTCTAGGCCTTGCCCTACTCTTAACCTTAACCCTTTAGGCCCTTAACTCTAGCCCTTATTGGTAGAGTTTAAGCTATTGATCTATATCCTTATACCTAAATGAATTGATACCCTTATATGTGCCTTATGTGTAATGATATGCTTATTAATTGGAGATTGTACTAGATTTATACCTAAATGGATATTTACGGCAAAATGCAAAAAGCCCCGATTGTTTAGATCAGGGCTTATTGTCTTTTATTGATTAATTGTAGTGTTTAAATTCTTCTTTTACTTCTTCAAATGGTTCATTAAAACAAGCCATTTTTTCAGTTTGTAGTGTTTCATATGTAGGAGGGTATATTTGAGCATATGACGGCTTATTGCCAAAAATAGCCAAATCCTCTTTATCATAAGAATTACAATCCCATAATATTTTAATATTTTTTCTTCTAATTGAAAAAATACTTTTATCCAAAACATTAAAGTCTTTTAGAATTTTAAATAGACCCTTTTTATTTAAAGCATATACAATTGTTTCCGTTTTGGTTTTTGTATTTATTACTTTATATGTTTCCATTGTTTATCCCTTTATTATTTACAATAGTTAATTACTATCAAATGAGTATATTAAGTCAATATATAAAAAGCCCCTAACTTTGATTGTTAAGGGCTTTCTGTTCTTTTATTGGTTTATTATGCTTTTTGTGGTTTTAGGTTAAAAGATTTTAAATTATAAGGATCAGTTTTTTCAACTTCATTATCATAAATTTCAACCATTTTATCATAATTAAGTTTTTTATATTTTGGCAAACTCATTACATAATCCTGACATTCTCCGTTGAGATCATCAAAATATGACTTGCCTACTTCTGATATATCAACCCATTCCCATTCTCGCCAAAACTTGCCATTGAATATATTAAACTTACCTACATTCACATAAGCATTTTTTGGATTTAAAGCAATATTTTCAATTTTAGTGAAATTATCACTTTCAACGGCTTTATTCATTTTTTCATTTATAGTCATTTTTAGCCCTTTTTATTAGTTTATATTAAATTAACCTTAATTAAGTCATTTATTTAAGTCAATCACTAAATTAAGGGTTGACAGTTATTATTAACCTATGTTAATGATTTGAATATGATTAAACTAATTAAAAATATAAGTAGCATTATATTAAACCTGTTAGCCGTGTTTTTAACTATTGGCTTTTTTTGGTCAATGTTTTGGGTTTTATGTGCTTTAAATGATCATTGTTATTATAACCAATTTATAGGGGGTTTTTAAATGAAATATCTAGTTAAATGCTTAACTGATAAAACTGTAGTACATCAAATACAATTTGAAGATAGCAACGGCAACAAAACACACAATACACCATTTAAAAGAACTTATAAAAATGGTGATAAATTTACTTATAAAACTAAAAAAGACGCATTAAAAAGCATTAATTCACTAAAAGAAGACGGAATTAGTGCGGAATATATAGGGGCTTTTTAATATGAATAAAAAAGAAATATTATATAAAAGAATACAAGAACACGGCAAAAACCTTAACGCAATATTTTTAACTAAATACAGTAATATCGGGCTTTGTAAAAAACTATTAAGAATTGAACATAAAGCCCATAAACTCGCAACGGATTGGTGTAATGGTGATATTACAACTGCTAAATTTGATTTAGATTCATTTAGGATTTTAAAAAAAGTTAGAGAGATTTTAAGCATTAAAGAAAAAAACAAATTTGATGTTTTTGTTAATGGTGACGCAAGGGGCTACGCATTAAAATTAAAAAGTGAATTTGTTAAAAATAAAACAATTCATAGAGATTTGGGTGGCTTTGGTATCATTGCCCCCGATTTTAGAGAGTTTAACTAATGATAGAGGTATTTCAAATATTTTGGTCATCACCAATAGAATTAAGAGTGATAATTTTAGCCCCTTTAGTAGCTTTCCCTCTATTAGCTTATTTTGGTATGAAAGGAACGGGATTATGAGTTGGAACGTAGCAATAATGAATTTGGGTTTTATGCTTTTTGTTTGGTGTATTTTAACTATTTTAGGGGTGTTCTAAAATGAAGGAAGAAATATTAAAAAGATTAGATACAATCGAGTGGCTACTAGCCGTTAATTCAACAAAAAGTTTAAAAGATATTGAATTACAAATAAAGATATTAAGGAAATTATTAAAATGACAACAGATAAACCTAATAAAAAGACAGAAAAACAAGCAAGACAAGAATTTAACCAACTACTTAATGATGATAGTAATTTTTATATTCAATGGAATATTCCTTATAGTGATGATGATGATAAACCTTATACAGTAGAACAACAAAAGAAAATGAGTGATAATAATTTTTTTGAATGGTGTTCTTTGTATAATGACACAAAACACATAAAAAGGATTAATAAATGACAGATAAACCTAATAAATTAGTACAAGCGACAAACATACTAGAAATGGTCTTGTTAGGGGCTAGTGATTTAACTGATGAAATTACAAAGCAAAACCTAAAAGATGAAGATTATAAAAGAATAAAAAAACACATTAAAATTGGTTATAAATTTTTAAAGGAATATTATGACAGATAAATATAGACCTAATTTTGTAATAGTCAATTCAAGCGAGATAGCAAAAGACCCTACTCATAGACTTGACCCTAAATATTGGATTAGAAAAAAGCGACATAATGCTAACAATCTTGAATTAAGTAAGATGATCGCTAAACATTTAATATTACATAGAATTTGGCACGGCTTAACTCAAAATAAAATAGCTATAGACTTATCCGTATCTCACCAACAAATACAGAAATTTGAGAGTTGCAGAAACGATATATTTTTTGTTCAAGTTGCTAAAATCTTTAAAGAAAGAAAATGGAATATTGAAATTTTAGGGTCAAATCCTTATGAGGTTTTAATAGAATGGCTAAAAAGAGATTATAATATAAATAGTATTCCTAATTATACGGGTAAATACCCCGACAAGTATTATAAGATATTAGATGCTTGGAAACTTTTAGATTTAAAAGCTGAAAAGAATTATTATAAAAAATGACTATCAAACATTGTTTAAATTGTAATAAACAATTAGTTGATCGTTCCTTTAACCAAGTAAAGAAATTTTGTAATTATTATTGTAAGAAGAAATTTACTCTAGCAAAAAGAAGAAAAGATCGCATTAAAAACATTGAAAAACAATGTGCTTATTGTGGTAAAACTTTTATCCAAAAATTTATTAAAGAAGTCAAATATTGCTCTAATAAATGTAATCAAATAGTTCAATGGAAACGATTAGACGCAAAAAGAAAGATAAAAAGAAAAACTGATCCCATATATTATGAACATGAAAGACAAATCCAAAAACAATGGCGAGAAAATAACACAGAAAAGGTTAAGCATTATACGAAGAAAGCACAATCTAAAGAAAGCTACAAAATTAAAAGGAGAGCATGGTGGAAAATCTATATGTCTAATCCAACTATTCATAATAAACGCAAACTATGGGAAAAGAAATGGCGTAGTCAAGACCATGTAAAAGCAAAAAATAAACTTTATAAATTAAACAATAAAGAATATATAAGCATAAAAGGTAGAGAATATTCTCAAAGACCCGAAATCCAAGATCGTAGAAGGGAACGAGCAAGGTATAGATTAAAAAATGATCCAATTTTTAGACTTAAATCTAGTGTTAGAACTAGAATTTATTTATATGTTAAAAGGGGATTAGCTAAAAAAACATTACCTACAAGCATATTAATTGGTTGTAGTTGGGAATTTTTGAAAAATCATTTAGAAAAACAATTTAAACCTAATATGAGTTGGGCTAATTATGGCAAATGGCATATAGATCATTATAGACCTATGGCAAGTTTTAATTTATTTAATCAAAACGAATTATTAAAGTGTTGTAATTTTTCAAACTTACAACCATTATGGGCAAATGAAAATTTAAGAAAAAGCGATAGATTAGATTTCTAAAAACTATCTACCTTGCCCTCTATATTTAGATTTTTTAGGAATACGTTTTGAGTTAGATTTTGCGTGTCGCCCTTTTCTCTTGCGTCTAATTTGCTTGTGATGAATATATCCGTATGCTCTTGCTTTTGCCATTTAAACATTATATCACATTCCACCCTTTCTCATTCCATTAACTTTTTTGTCTAAAAAATCATTTATTTGCTTTGAAAGTTTTTTGTTATCTTCCCTTAATTCCCCATTTAATTTTTGATGAGATTTACTAATCTTTTCGTGTTCTAATTGTTCAATTTGTAATCTATCCCTTAATAAATCAATTTCTTTTCTTAAATCTTCTTCTGTTTTATCTGACAATAGCTTACCAATAACATCATAGGCAAAACCTGTTTCTTCATCACCAATGCTTTTAGTAATCTGAAAAATATCCCTCTCTCTTTTTGACATATTAAGAATATAGTTATTGTCTTTTACTTTGACAAATCCATACTTGATAAATCTATTATTATATTGGGATATTAAAGGTTTATGATCTACGTTGATAACTGTATCAACTTTTTGTTGGTCGCCACTATCCAAGCCAATTCGCCCTAATTTTTTATAATCAATCATAATTTTTACGGGTGTTAAACATCCTCTCGGCTAATAAGATTTGCGATTTTGTACAATTTACTACGCAACTCTTAAAGATGTGTGATACTTTGGGCTAAAATGACCAATGATGACAAACACACCTATCTAACACCCACCACAACAATTAACATAGGTTAAAACCTCTTGCAACAACTTTTTTTGACTACCCCATTTTTTAGTGAATTTTTTAGGGCTATAATGATAGCTTTCTTCCCCATTTCTATGATGTTTTGGGCAAAGAGGTAAACACATACGAAAATTAGCCCTTTTGCCTATTCTTCCCTCGTTAATATGGTGTATTTCAGCAGGACTATTTGGAAAGCCCATTTTTTTACAAATAATACACCCTATACTAACTAATTTTTCATAGTGAATTTTTTTATGTTTGGTATCTTTTGTATTCAAAGTCTTTTTTATAAAATATCTTTCTGCCTAATTTTACCATCTTCTTGATATTTTTAGTAGGGATCACCATTTGATCTCCCACCTCTTTTTCTGAAATAGTCATAACAAAGGTATGATAGTTTCTATTCTTCTTGATTAAAAATCCTTCTGTACAAGCAATCGCTGGTGTATCTTTTTTAGCATCTTCCATATCCTTCCATTCACCAAGACTTGTTGCATCTTCCCAATAGACTTCGTACTTATCTAAAATATGGTATATCTCATCTTTATTTTTTGACCCCATAATCTTTTGCCTCTTTCATCATATTTATGGTTTTAGTTTTCCAAGTTTCAAAATTAATTCTAACTATTTCTTTTTCCCAAGCTAACTCACTTTCTTTTTCAACTGCGATAGATAATGCCTTGATATGATCTATATATCTTTGATCTGCCCTTGCCTCTCTCTCTTGGGCATTAACACTATCCATTTTACCCGTGTTTGAGTTAATCATTTTTTCTTTCATCAAAGTTGAAAGTAGTATTTTTCTATTATGGTCTAGTAAAGATAATTGCCCTTTAGCTTTTGCGTGGTCTTTACCTAATCCCCTTAATATGTGCATATGTTGTTCT